AATCATTTTCATCGCTAGAATCAATACGCAATTGAGCCTTAATATCATCAACCGACACCACCTTTGTAGAAGGGTCGTTTACTAAAACTAAATCGCCTTGTTTGTTATCGTTTGGGTCTAAGTACATAGATTAAAAGTGAAAAAGGTTAAAAAAGGGAAGCCCCGAAGGACTCCCTTTAATTAAAAACTATTTATTATTATCAACCTGCAACGCCTGAAGCTACTTTAGTGAAAGCAAAACCATTAGGATTTGCAAAACCCCAATCCATATATTGGTTAAGTACCAATCTAGTTTGACCGTTTACAGCTACCGAATAAGGATCTACCATAATGTCTAGTCCACCAAACAATCCCATATACATTTTAGAGAAATCTCCAAAATAAGCAGCAGCAGTAGCCGAAACACCTGAAGCCTGTGCTGTTTTTGAACAACCTGATGTAAAGTAAGTAGGATAACCATTTACTAAGTTACCTTGCATACCTGCATTTACAGCAGCTACTTGAGCTGATTTTCTTAATTCAGATAATAAAGCAGGTGAAGCTACATAAGCTAAGTTTCCTTCAAGACCACCTTCGTCTGCTACCTTTTGTTCTAAAAGCAAAAACTCTTCAAACACACTTGCTTTAGGAGCAAAAGCAATAGCTGTGTTTTGTTTTACGTTAGCTGTTGCACCTAATGAACCTGGAGCTCCTGGAACATTAGATGTAGAGAATATTGCTGCATCTATTTTTTGAGCTACTGCACGACCTAAGTCACGAATAATAGCTTGTTCAGCTCCAATTCCGTTTTGTAATAAAAGTTGTTTAGAAATATCTACATAAGAAGCTAAACGAGTTGGATTTAATTCAACTTTACCAAAGTTAGCACCACCATCTGCTGCTGCATCAACTTCACCTTCCCATTCTACGGTTGAAGTTCCTGTAACTGGAATTATAACATTTCCTGAAAGTCCTGTCATAATATTAGCACCTACTCTGTTAAATACAGACGCTTCTCTCATTGCTTCAGCATATCCCATTGTAGCTGTTGGTGCAATAGCTGAACCTGCAATTGCAGATCCACCACTAGGAGTATAACCACCTTCAGTAACAATATCTCTTTTTTCCAACATAAAAGAAGGAATACCTAAACCGTTGATTGAACGACCTGCTGAACGAGCTTCGTTTACAGCTTCTTCGTGCATTTCACGCTCTACTCCATCTAACTTTCCGTTAGTGAAATCGTTGATTGCCTTGAAGAAAGAGAAGTTTCTTACTTCTTTTGGCTCATTTGATACTGGTGCTGATGTATTAGCAGCAATCTCAGCGTTTAATTTTTCTTGTCTTTCGATCATTTCGATAGATTTTTTTAATTCGTCTATTTTAGACATTTTACCATCGTAAGATACTTGCTCTTCAGCAGTAAAGTTACGAGTTTCGTTTTTGCAAAGTTCAAGCATTTCGTTAGCTTCTGTGATGAAACCTGCTCTTTCTTGCTTTAATTCAACTGAATTTTTCATTTGTTTTAAAGTTTGCTTTTGAGTTTTAACTCATTAGTTAATAAATTAATATTCGAAAGGTCTATTACCTCTTCCTCTTTAACCTCTTCAGTTTCGTTGTTAAACTCTTCCAAAGAACGTAAAGCTACATCAGTATTGGAGTAAGCTCCTACACCGACAATCGAAACATCAAACAACCTTCCGATCTTATTGATATTTCTCTTTGCTACATCACCATCTTTACTCCACTCGTCATCCTCTACCGTAAAGGCAAACGAAGATTCATAAAGTAAACCTCTACGCATTAGTTCAGCGACATCTCGCCCAACCGATGTGTTAGGTAACGTACCATCGTATCTTAAACCTAAATCATCTACAGACAATTTAAGCGTACCACCGTGATTTCTATCTAAGATAGCGTTCATATCGTGGTTAAATGTTAAAATTACATTGTCATCTAATCGACCATCAAACGCACCTCTTGAGATTGTTTCTCTGAAGCCTAAATCTCTGCTTTCGTGGTCGAATAAAGAAGCGTAACCTGTCACTTTTATTTCGTCAGAATCTTCTTCCATACGAACTTCAAGTGGCTTAGAATACACTCTAATTTCTTTATTATCTTTCATATCTAAACTATTTTTTTCTTCGTTACGTTTAATCTCTTTTACCTTTTTCCTAGACCAACTGAATCCTGCGTCACCGCCCCATAAAGCCCAAGCTATTCTACCTGCACTTGGATAACCCTTTTCTCCTGGACTAAAACCTTCAGCTTTCTTATCAACTTCGTGTCGGCTAAAGAAACTAAACATTCTTTTAATTGTAGATATAGATAAATTTCCGTTTATTATATCTCTTGCTCTTGATACTCCTACCTCAGTACCACCTCTTCCGTGTTCTTTTCTCCAAGCTAAGCCTTTTTTAGCTTCAGACTTCATTCCGCTTGTAGGAGTTGTATTTATATCTTTTAAAGCCATTATTCGCTTTCTACTACTCGTTTAGTATCCTCTCCTAGTTTATCTAAAGGCATCATATTAGATTGCATATAGACTTTTTCGCTTTCTCCGCCCATCGGGTTCATATCCTCAAACGAACGTACCTCATCAGGTGATAATACACCGATGTTTACTAATGTTCTGTAATAGTCAGCTCGTGACTTAGAATCACCTCTTAGCAAAGCGTTAAGATTAAATTTAAAGTATTGTGTACTTTGCTTCTTAAACGGAATTAGTTTAGAGTTTAACTCAGTTTCAATTCGTTTTACATAAGGCGTAATAGTGTGAACCACAAAGTCTATTTGCTGTGCTTCTATGTTATTGTAGCTAGCAGCAGATAAATCATTTATAAGGTGGTTCGGTACTCTAAAAATACGAGCTATTTCACTTATAGAGAATTGTCTTGATTCTAAGAATTGTGCTTGATTGTTCGGCAGCATTTTAGGCATAAAGTCCATACCTTCTTCAAGTATAGCTGTCTTACCTGTGTTAGCCGATCCGCCATAGTTGTTAGACCAAGATTCTCTAAGACGTTTAGCTGTTTCGGGCTTGAGAGTTCCAGGGTGTTTAAGAATACCTCCCACAGACGCACCGTTCTTAAAGAATGAACCTGCGTGGTGGTTTAAGGCTAAAGATATTCCTAAAGTATTTGCTTGTGACTCAATAGGCGATTGCCCCTCGATACCATCAAGAGAAATACCTTTACAATGAATCATATCGATTGCGTTCACTCTACCTGTGTAAGGGTAAACGAAATTAGTATTGTTTTGATTTATTTCGTAATATACACTTTTACCATCAGGTGACATATAAATATCTACGTCAACGCATTGGATAGGGTGCAATCCAATAGGTAAACCTGCTCCGTTTCTTTCGATGTAAGCGTAGAAGTTTCCGTCTAAGCTCAAATCAACTAGCATACGCTCAAAGAACATAAACGAGTTAAATAAAGGAGAAGGTTGTTTACCTACTAAATCACTAAGGGGGGAGTTAATTTTTTTCTTGTTGCCAGTTGCAGGGTCAACTTCGTGTTCTGATATTGGAAGTGAAGCGATTGTTTCTGACAAGACTCTAACGCAAGACCAAACTGCTGAGATTCGCATTGCTTGCTCTTTAGATACGTTTTCGCCTGACTGTGAACCAAAAGAAGGTCCTAGTATAGTCTGTCCGTAAAGACCTCTTTCCTCTTGTTTTAGAGGTTGTTTTCTTTGTGTAAAAAAGTCAAATATTCCCAAATTGTCTTGATTTTATGAAAAACTATACACCTATAAATAGTAAAAACACCTAAAATGTGAACTAATTTTTCGAATTATTTTTGATTTTTTTTAAAGAACGTGCTAAAACCTTATGTATATAGCGGATACTACACCCTTTAATTTTAGCTATTTCTTGTATTTTTAGCCCATATTCGAACCTTAAATACACAATATCTTTTGCTTTTTGGCTGTCTAATTTGAATATTTCTTCCCAAAGTCGGTCAGGAAGTGAATCGTAATCATCGCTTTTAAGGGGTGTTTTAGGCTGTTTAAGACGATAAGTCGTGTGAAAAGGGCTAGAGGTAGATAAGACTTGATTAACGACCACACGAGCCACGAAATACTCAATTTGATTTGTTTCGTGTAAAGACTCGATAGTTTCACTCATTTGTGAAAGCAAAATAAGGTTGATGTCTTGAACTAAA